AGGAATAAAAGATAATACAGGATTTGGTAATAATGCAGAAGAGCTTAGAACTGCTTCTGTACTTATGGATAACATAGTTATTAGACCATTCCAAGAAGAGATTATAGAAGGTTTAGAAGATATGCTAAACTTTAACAAGATATACTTAAATCTTTACTTTATTACTCTACAACCAATAGAATTTACACAATTAGATAACATATCTACTAAAGTGAAAAGAGAAGAGGAAACAGGAGAGAAAATAAGCTCAAAGACTACTTTCAGCACTAAGCTAAAGAAAATAGATGGAGTTGAAGTTTACAAGACAATAAAAGAAGCAGAAGATAAGGCATTAGAACAAGGATGTAAAGGTTATCACGAACACGAAGTAGATGGAGAAGTATGGTATATGCCTTGCGAGTCTCATGATAGTGCTATTTCATTAAAAGAAAATAATGACTTTAGTGATAAGGATGGAAATGACCTTCTAAGCCAATTAGAGCCTCTAGGAGAGCGTATCTCGGATGATTGGGAGTTAATACACTCAGAAGCTGTAAAAGACTCGGAAAAGGACTTTAATTTAGCTAGTTTAGCTGAAGCTAATCCAAACAAGGATTCTAAGCAAGATAAAGGTATCTTTAAAGTAAGATATGCTTATATGCCAAATAGAAAGTCTCCTAACAGTAGAGACTTCTGTAAAAAGATGGAAATGTTTACTGAGGACAATGTAGTATTCCGTAAGGAGGATATAGGTCTTATGAGCTTTCAAGGAGTAAACAGAAAGTTAGGACATAAAGGTAATAACTATTCTCTGTTTAAATTTAAGGGAGGAAAGAATTGTCAACATTTCTGGGAATTAAGAGTATATAAGAAGAGAGTATCTCCTGAAACTGATGTAGACACGAGTGAAGCATTGAAAGATGGATTTGTTGAACCGATAAACCCTTCAGAGGTATCTACTAGACCAGCAGATATGGCTAACGGAGGAGCATATCCAAATATTTAATATTATGTCAAAAGCATTATTTATAAGCGTACTAGATTTAAAGAAAAGGTCTATCTTAGATGGTAACCTAGACTCTGACAAAGTAATTCAGTTTATTGAAGTAGCTCAAGATACGCATATACAAAATTATTTAGGAGGAAAGTTATATCAGAAATTACAAGACATTATCATAGCAGGTACAGTAGACCAACCAGCTAATTCTGATTATAAATTATTATTAAATACTTATGTAAAGCCGATGCTTATATGGTATGCACAAAGTAACTTTTTACCTTTTGCTATGTATCAGATAAGTAATGGAGGAGTATTTAAGCATAGAAGTGAGAACTCAGATACGGTTACTTACGATGAAATGGCTATGTTAATAAATAGAGTATCGGAAACTGCTGATTTCTATACAAGAAGGTTTTTAGATTATATGTCTTATAACAGTACATTATATCCAGAATATACTTCTAATAGTAATGATGATATGTACCCAGACAAAGATGTTAACTTTCATGGATGGGTTTTATAATATGAGAGAGAGAATGTATAAACCTAAAAAGGTAAATGTTGAGAAACTAAAGCAGTATTTAAAGAAACAAGAAAATGATGTGGACACAAACAAACACGCTGAACGCAAAAGTAAAACAAAAAAGTAATGGCTAACGAAATATATAATACAACTTGGTGGGGAAATGCAATAGATACTGCAAGTACAGCAGGTACTGACCCTGATTTCTTTGGTTCACAAATAAAGATGAATGAGAGACAAGAAGTAGAAGCAGTTAAATGTTTAGCAGATTGGATACACACAACAGCATTACAAGATTTAAATAACTAAGACAATGGCAAAACCAAAATTAGCATTAATACCAGCAGCACAAGGAGATAAGTTTTATTCTGTACTTCCATCAGATGGAGTAGGAGACTTTGACTTTACTCGTAATAGCTCTGCTACTAGAATAGCACCAACTGGATTTATACAAGAAGTAGGAGCATTTGGAAGTGAGTTAGTTACTAACGGAAACTTTAATAATGATAGTGATTGGAGTAAAGAAACTGGATGGACTATTAGCGGAGGAAAAGCAAGTTATAATGGAAGTGCTAGTAATAACGCAATCTATCAAACTATCTCTGTTACAAGTGGTAAAATATATAAATTATCGTTTACTGTTGTTAATTATGTAAGTGGTACTTTAATAGGTAATATAAGTACTGGCGCAACAGCTGGAGGTACTGGCAATATAACTGCAAATGGCGATTATTCTTTTAATATAACAGCATCTGGTCAATTATGCATATTTAGAAGCACATCAAGTTTTAATGGTTCTATAGATAACATATCAGTAGTAGAAGTAGTAGGAAACAAATCAAGACTAAACTACGACTTATTAAATGGTAAAGTAGTTAATTGTCCTCATTACCTTTTAGAACCAGCTTCTACTAATCTTTTTACTTATAGTCAAGATTTTAGTAATTCTTATTGGAGTAAATTAGGAGGAAGCATTTCAGCAGATGCAATAACCTCTCCGAATGGTAGTTTAGATGCAGATAAATTTACAGAAGATAGCTCAAATGGTTTACACGCAATATTTCAAAATGCTGGAGTTACTATTCCTACTGGAAATAATACTTTATCTATTTTTGTTAAATCAAATGGTAGAAATTTCTTTCAAATACGAACTGGTAGTGCTGGTGGTGTAGACAATTCTCCTTTATACGCTAACTTTGATTTAATTAATAATACTAAAACTGTATCTTCTACTGGAGTAATAAATTCTAAAGTAGAAATATATCCTAATAATTGGAAAAAGATAAGTATTACATTTAATGTAAGTTCAAGTGCTGTTGTTGCTTTAGTATTTCAAACCATATTATCTGGTACATCTGTAATTTCAGAATCGTATCAAGGAGATGGAACAAGTAGTTTTTATTTATTTGGAGCAACAATAGAAAATCTATCTTACTCAACAAGCTACATTCCTACTAATGGAACAGCAATTACAAGAGCAGCAGAATCTGCTACTGACTCTGGAAACGCATCTACGTTTAACGATTCAGAAGGTGTTTTGATGGCAGAGATAAGTGCTTTGGTTAATGATGGAATAGATAGAGTTATGACAATATCAGATGGCACAAATTCAAATAGAGTAACGCTTTTTTATGAGACAACAGCAAATACACTTGGATATAATATAGTAGTAGGTGGTTCTTCTCAAGCACTTAATATACAAACTCTTATAGATGTAACAAGTTTTACAAAAGTATGTATAAAATATAAAACAAATGATTTTGCATTATGGATTAATGGATTTGAATTATCTACTGATACAAGTGGTTCAACATTTTCAGAAGGCACTTTAATTAACATTAATTTCGATGGTGCTGGTGCAAATGATTTCTACGGAAAAACTAGAGAACTACAATACTTTGATTCAGCATTAACAGACGCACAATTAGAAACACTAACAAGTTGGACATCATTACAAGAAATGATTACATCTCAATTATATACAAATTACTAATGGCACAAACACTAAAATTTGGAAATAAAGTATGGGCAGCTAAAGAAGAATCTGTACTGGCATACAACGACATCAATAACAACTATAAGCCTTTGCCTTTCTTTTTTAAGAGAACAAGCATAGGAACAAGAGTAAACAAAGATGGTCTAATAGAAACAATGGGGCAAGATATAGCAAGAATAGACTATTCAGATAGTGCTGATGGTGTTCTTTTGTTAGAGCCACAAAGAACTAATGTTTTGTTGCAATCTAATCAATTCGATACAACTTGGACAAACTCAAATGCAAGCGTTACAAGTGGACAAAGTGGAATTTACAATACAACAGATGCTTGGAAATTAGAAGCAACTGGTGGTAGTGGAAGCCAGCACATTGTTCAATCAATCGTAACTAGTGGCTCATCTACTTATAGCATTTATGTTAAAGCTGGCACAACTGATTGGGTTGCATTGAGAGTAACTGGTTCTCCAACGAGTTACCTTGTTTGGTTTGACCTCACAAATGGTCTTGTTGGAGAAAATCAAAACGCTATTAAGACATCTATTAAGTTAGTAGGAAATGGATGGTATCATTGTTGTATAGAAATTAATTCTACTACGGATAATGTATTTGTATATTTAGCTACTGGTAGTGGTTTAGCTAATCTAAATACTACAGTCGGAGACAATATCTACATACAAAATGCACAATTAGAAGCTGGTTCTTACCCTACATCTTACATACCAACATCTGGCTCAACAGTAACAAGAGCAGCAGAGACTTGTAATAACTCTGGTAATAGTGAAGTGTTTAATGATAGTGAGGGAGTTTTGATGTTTCAAGGTAGTGCTTTGGATAGCGAATCAACTAACAAGATGATAACAATATCTAACGGAAGTAGTAGTACAAGGATTTTAATAAGATACGTTGGCACAACTTTATTAGCGCAATTAAGAATTTCTGGAGCAAATCAATATGAATTTAGCTATAACCCTACAAATATTAAAGACAACTTTAAAATAGCTCTTAAATACAAGGCAAATGATTTTAGTTTTTTTGTTAATGGTTTTGAATTAGACAGTAGCAATAGTGGTTCTACTTTTAGTGATGGCACTTTAACAGAATTAGCTTTTGATGATGGTGGTGGTGCAAATGATTTCTACGGAAAGACAAAAGAAGTTGGCTACTACGATACAGCACTAACAGA